TGCCGCGCTTCACTCCGGACTCGGGGGTCTGCGCTGTTGAATTCCTGCGCGAAGGCCTTGTCCCCGCGTAGACGCAAAATCTCTGCGTTGGCCTGCTCGGGCGACATGGCGTTAAACCCGTTGGACGCCTGCCCGTCGTGGAAGGACTTGTCTTCCGCCCCCAGTTTGGACCCAATGTTACGCATGAACTGCATGGCCGCCTTCGGTCCCATCGCCTGCTTGAGCGCGCCCAACTGTTCCGAGGTCATCCCGAACGCTTCCGCCGCTTTATCGACGACCGCCGCATGCCGGTCGTAGTCCGCGCCCCACTCCTGCTTGAGTGCAGCCACGTCCTGCGTATCACGGAGGGCGGCAGCCTCTCGCTGGCTCGCCTGCTGCCCCGTCATATACTCATTCCATTTCGTCGCGAGTTTCGTGGCCCCGGCTTGCGTCAGGCCTGCGTCGTGGAACCATTGCGCGGCCACCTTGGCAAACTCGCCGGAATCCCCTTCCGGCACCGGAATCTTATAGCCGTCCGCTTTCTCAGGCCGTCCGAGCCGGTTATACACCTCATTCCACGCCGCCGGATCATCGCCCTTCGGCAGCTTCAACATTTGCTCCGCCGGCACCCCGGTCAACTTCTCCAGGTTCCGGTAGGACTTAATGACATCGCTGGGCGTCTTCCATTGCCGCTCCATCACCAGCGCGTGCGCGTCCGGCTCCAGCTTGAGCGCGTCCCAACTAAAGGCGTCCGGCTGGGTTGCTCCCGGTGCGCCCGTCCCTCCCGCCGGGGCGGGGGGTGTCGCTGTGCCAGAACTCCCGGCCGCGTCGCCCCCCGACGCTCCACCGGCGGGAGATCCGGCGGATTCCCACATGCGCGTCTGTTGTAACGATCGATACCACATACTCAGTCCTCCCGTGTTAAGGCGCTCCCAGCGCCGCCCAAAGTTGTTCTTCCGTGAGATTCAAGTGCTGCATGATCCGGAGATAGACTTCCCGCCGTCCGTCCAACTGCGCGGAGACGCGGGCGTCAGGATGAAAGGTCGATTCCTCGGCTCGGCAAAACCGCGCCAGGTCGTGCAGGACGACGCGCGTATCCGCGTCCTCTGCCTTGAAGGTGCGAAGATACGCAAGGCGCCGCTGCTCAAGGTAGGCTTTCGCGGACTCGGACACTTACGCGGCCCCCGCCTGCGTCGGCATGACGGACTTCATCACGCTCGCAGCCGCCGGCGCCGCCTCCACCATCTGCTGCGTTTGTGCCTGTTGCGCCCGCCCTTCCCGCCGCTGCTGGATCGCCTGCAAGCTGTTCCGCCACCGCACCGGCATGGCGTGAATATCCATGATGTCCGGCATGATCTCGTCCATATTGAAATGATCGAGCGGGGCCGGGTCCTGCGTCACTTCCACAAACCGCAGCGCCGTCTCCAGCGACCGCATGAACCCCGCCGCTTCTTCGGCGCGCGCCATGCGCGAGAGCGGCGAATCGTACTGCACGACGTAGCGCCCCTCCGCCTCTTGGACGGCGGGCGGCATCGGGGGCAAGAGCCCTTCTTGAATCAACACGTCGATTTCGCGCTCGATCATCGGCCCGAGCGATTCGGATTGCTGCCGGCCCATCGTCGGAGAGAGCAGCGCCCCCTTCTCCCGCGCCCGCTCCAAGACTTCCGTCGCCGTCATCTGAGGCGTCTCCACCAGGATTTGAAACAGCGTCACCAGGAAGAAATCATTGATGACCAGCTTCTCCGCGTCCATCATTTCCTGCCCGACCGCCAGGTTCCCCGTGGGGAGCGTGTGCACCAACGGGCGGCCATCGGCCGTCACCCCGCCATAATTCACCGCACCGGGCCGCATGCTGAACGAGTCCAGCACGCCGTCGTCATGCGCCAGCAGGACCGGATCGACCACCCGATGCCCTTGCTTCAACAACGTCTTCTTCTCTTCGTTCAGCACCTTGATCGACGGCAGCGCGAACATCGCGGGGCTGCGCCCGTAGGTTTCGCCGGGAGCCATCACATACCGCGAGATCGCGTAGGGGAACGTGAAGTACCCGCCCCGCTTGACCAAGGCCTTGTCGCTGCGATCATCCTTCACGATGTAATAGGAGACGTAGGGCATCCCCGCGCCGTCCAACCGCCCGGGTTCATACCCTTCCGCCTCCGTGCGCGGCTTCACGCAATGAATAAACTCGTGCAGCTTGGCCGCGCCCTTGGCGCTGGTCGCGTCCCGCCTGATCTTCTCCGGCAGCGCGTCGAGGCCGAACTGCTGCGCCGCCTGCCGCGCCGTCAACTGAAACCGGCGAAGCGCCGTGTCGATCAAGCCCTGGTGATTTTCCTGGAAATACATCTGCCCGAGATGGATCGCCCGATAGCGCAGCCCCCGCTCCCGGTGATGCTGCAAGGCGTCAATGTAGAGGCAGCCCGTGCCAAAGGCCCCGAGCATCATATAATCCTCGTGCTTCTGGCTCGCGAAGTTCGCGTTGGGGGCATACCGATAGTCAAACAACGTCCGGTTCACGTCCTCAAACCACAGCCGCGCCTCGCGGTTTTTGAGCAGGGCGCGATCTGCCGGCTTCAAGTAATGCCAGGTGCTCGACCGTGGCGTCAGCATCGACTCCATGGCCGCCGCGAAGCGCGTGAGGGCCAACGCCCCGGTGGCGTCCACCATCTCCTCCGTTCGCTGCGTGCCGTGGTAGTCGCCGGGCTGCCCCGCCGACCGGTTGACAAATTGCTTGGCGTACTGCGTAAAAATGCGCTCTGCGATTTGCTCCCACACCGACTCCCAGGTGCCCCGCGTGTTCGCCACCGCGTCGAACCGGTCTTTCACGTCCTGCACAATCTCTTCGTCGGTCATACGTCTCCCCCATAGGCCACCCGCCGTCGGGACGGACCCGGATCCATTTGTGCGCTGGGATCAGTGAGATAGGTTGAGGCGCGACCCTTGGCGCCGGCGCGACGCCGCTCGGTTTCGCGCTGCGCGTCAAGGACCGCGGCGGTATCCGGCCCCGGCACGGGGGGCGGCGCTTGCGGCATCGGAGACGGCGTGGGGCTGAACATCCCGCTCATCGCTAGAGCCCCAACGTCGAGGTCAAATAGTCACTCGCCCGCCCGCCCGCGCCCAACTCCTGCCGGGCTTTCTGCGCGCGGAGACGGGAGGCATAGGCCTCCGCCGCCGTCTGTGGCGTCGTGTTATAGCGCAGTTCTTCCGCCCGTCGGGCCATCTCCGCTTGCGCGTCGCCCAACTGCGAGCGTTGGTCTGCTTCCTTCCGATTCTGAATCGCGTTCTTGGAGCCCGGCGCGTTCAACTTCGCATTCGGGCCGAAGTGCTTGGCGCCGGTGTTGTACGCGGTATGCGCGAGAGCCAACGGCGGCACAAAATATTCCCATGGGGCTACTCCTCCGCTCATACGCGCCTCCTTTGGTTCGTGCGCCTCACCTATCACCCAAAGATCGGATAGTCAATCCCCTCCGCCCTGGTGCTCCGTCGGCCGTACTTCCCCGCCTTGGCATCCCGCCGCGCCACGCGGCCCGCGAACGTCAGCGCCAGGGCGTCCCCGTCATCCGGACTCGGAAGCCCCCGCCCCTTCAAACTCTCCTTGCTTTCCAGCATCACCGCGTCTTGCGCCTTCCCGAAATACCCATATTCCGGCGAGGTCATATCCCGAAACAGCCCGGGATCTGCGTCGATGCAGCCCCCTCCCAGCCAGTCCCGGAGATCCGCCCACATTTCCGTCCGCTTGTTCGCCCACTCCTTGCTGGTGCTGCTGCCACCAAACCACACTTCCGTGACCCGGTAGCCCATCTCTCTCAGGCGATCGATCACCCCCGTACCATTGCCCGCATCGATATTCACCGCGTCGGGCTTCATCTTGTCGATCAACCGCGCGATCTCGTTCGCCACGAACATATTGTCCCGCTCTTTGAACCGGACCGGCGGGATACTACGGGCATCACGGCCTTGTCTGAACCGGATCACGCTGGCGTCATCCCCATACCGCGCCACGTCCACCCCCATCACCAACGGCGCGCCAGGGTCCGGCTCGACCGCCCGATCCTGCGCCGCTTTCACCAGCCCGTTGCTGATAAACTGCCGAGTGCCCTGCGTGGGAAACTGCCCTAATACCTCCACCTTCACCACGTCGGAATCCACCCCGTACTGCCGGATCATCCGCTCAAACAACGCCTGATCCGTCCCCTCCACCGTGCGACTGTCGATCTGCTTCAACCGCCAGTAGGCCTTGTGCTCGTTAAAGCAATCGTAGAAACCCCCGCTGTTGCGCCGCGGGTTGGAGAAGATGCACCAATACCGATCCACCACCGGCTCCGTAAAAAACCCCTCCGACACCGAGAAGATCGGGGTGGGAATCCCGCTCGACTCGTCGAAAATCAGCAGCACCCCGTTCGGATTATGCACCCCGGCGAACGCATCCGGATTCTCTTCGCTCCACAACTGCCCCATGCAATAGTAATACTGCGTGTCGATCTTCAACTGCTCCACCAACGCCGCCTTGAACCACTCCGCCGG